TGGGGAGGGAAGTACCCCTACTGCTCGTCTTGCGCTCGCGTAGGGTCGGTTAGTTGCCCTTCCTTGAAGGACAACGAACCTTACTTCGGGGGTGGGAACCCCCCTCGTCCCCTACTGCCACAGATGGCGTATGTTAGGAAGTCAGATTCGACATCGTCTATGACGATTCCTTGGGGTACTGGGAATGGGCTGACGAGCATGCTCGTTCGTTAATACACTTCTTTTTGTTTGTACCGCCTCCGTACCTCTGCTTGGATTGGCTCTGGAGGAACCATGAAGAACCACGAAGCCCTCGTCGCCGCACTGGAGGCTGCGCCATGAAGGCCGCCGATCTTGAGTCGCTCGGGCGGCGCGCGGTGGCCTGCAAGGGCTGGCGGTGGATGCCGGGGATGCTTGCGCGCCGTCACACGCCACAGGGCTTGGACATCTGCCGGAGGCACAGCGAAACAGATGTCCGACCGGCCCCTCCAGCCGACGAGTACGCCGACCTCACCGACCCCGCGACGCTCGGCTGCCTGCTGCACCTGGTGCGTGAGGCGTGGCCGCATGAATGGCACCAGTTCATGGTGCCGATCTTCGACGGCATAAGCCACTGGTATATGGGATGCCTGATGCCTGGCACGTCCAGGATCGTCATGCCTACCCGCGTCATGCAGAACGGGTTGCTTGACGCGCTTCCACCGAAGCCGACCGAAGCCGAGGCCCTTGTCGCCGCACTGGAGGCTGCGCCATGAAGCTCAAGCGCAAATCCAAGGTCGGCATGTGGATGGCCGAGAAGCGCAACGAGCGCGTCAGCGCAGAGGAATGGCTCAAGACGGACGAGGGCAAGCAGTGGCTCAAGCAATGGCGCGCCAATCGCGAGGAACGGCAAGCCGAGGTGCAACGGATGGTGAGCGAGACCGTGAACACGAGCGACGTTCTCAAAGAGATCTACCCAGACGACGCTCTGCCAGGACCGATGCCGAGGGTGCTATGGTGACCATCGAAGAACAACTGGCCCAAGCGGAGCGCGAGCGCGACGAGGCGCGGGCAAACCGCGCGAGCTACACCATCGGCGAGACCGAGTGGGCGCACCGCATCGCGGTTGCCGAACAACGGTTCGTAGACGAGTACGACGCGCGCAAGGCAGCAGAGCGCGAGATCGCCGAGCTGAAGGCGCGCATCGTGACGCTGGAGGCCACGCGATGATCCCGACCGTTGGCGAAGTGTACGGCAACCTGACCGTGCTAAGCCTGAAGCCATTCGTGTGCGCATGCGCGTGCGGCGAGACGGTGCGCCGCTATGGCCCGTGGGTTTTGCGCAACGGCGTAAAGAGCTGTGGTTGCCTGCACCGCGGCCCGAACCCGCGGGCGTATTGGTGGACCCGCGCAAAGCTCCGGCCGCTCGAATGCCTCACGCCCGACGAGAAGCACGACACGCGCGTGTGGCGCGTCGCGTGCGCCGTGTGTGGGGCCGAGCGCACAGCCACCGAGACACAATGCCGCAAGGCCTCGTTCCGACAAGGCCGACGAGGGTGCAAGCGGTGCTACCGCAAGGCGGCACCTCAAGCCCAAGAATGGAGCGCGCCATGAATGAGAAGTTCGACCCCATGTACGTCGGCAAAGGCGACAAACCCAGGTTCGAAGGGCCGCCCGAGCGCGCGATGCCAGGCGGCAAGAAGACCGCGAAGGCGAAGACCTACTGCGACGGCTGGCGCAAGTACGCCGAGCCCGTCGCCGAGTTCATGGACTGGCACATTCACTCCTTCGGCCAAGAAGTGAAGTTTGTCTCCAAGGACTACAAGCACGTACAGTCGATGGGCATCCCGTTCATCGAAGCGCTCTACGAAGCCATTCAAAGGACCAAGAAATGTCAGACAACCTCCCCTCGGCAGGCCTCCAGCTCCAGCGCGCCGTCTTCCTCCGCGGCGTCTCAGACCCCGTCGAGAACGCACGCATCACCACGGTCTTCTACCGGCCGCGCCACATGGACCTTCGATACCGAGACGGCTTCGTCCAGGCCGGCCCCGTCAGCGTCCCCGTCTCGAACGTCGTCGAAATGATCACCATGCTCGGCAATACGATCGTCTCCGCAACGTTCGACGCCGAAGAGCAGCCCGCAATTCAGCAGGAGCCAGTCGTTGAAGAAGACAAGCCATTCCGCCGCCGCGGTCGCCCCCGCAAGAACCCAGTCGGATGAGGTTCTTGAGAGATTTGAAGCCGCAGTACGAGACCAGCTTGCTGCGAAAGATCTCAGCACTTTTGAGGGCCTTCTCACTTCTCCTATCGGGTTTGGCCTTACTACTGCCAGCCCCCTACAGCGAGCTATCGCTCGTGCTGTTGACGGCCGCCCACTGGGTGATCTTGCATCAGATGAACGCGTATTGCGAGCATTTGGAGGCGTGGCGCCTCCTCACGTGCGACCAGCAGAGTTCGCGATCGTATCGGGCATTCGTACCGCAAAAAGCCTGTCATCGGCCGCATTAGCGATCCATTGGTCTCAGCATGCCGACCTGCGCATGCTGGGGCCAGGTGAGATCCCTCGTATCTCCATCGTCTCACTCAGCAAAGACCTCGCAGACGTCGTCTTCGGTCACGTCGTGGGCCGCACCATGGCGAGCCCGCTGCTCTCGAAGCTCGTTTTGGAGACGCCTACGGCCGATACCATGATGATCCGGCACCCGTCCGGGCGCCCCGTCGAGATCAAGGTCGTTGCCTCCTCCAAGGCAGGCTCGTCTCTCGTTGCCCGCTGGTCCGCCGGCGTCATTCTCGACGAAGTGGCCCGCTGGGGCGCAGACGATGCAGCCGTCTCCGTCAACGACCTGCGCGACGCCGTCCTGCTTCGCATCCTCCCTGGAGCGCAGCTCGTCTACATCAGCTCCCCGTGGGCTCCGATGGGTTTCCTCTACGAGCTTGTGAAGGAACGCTGGGGCAGGCCAAGCCGCGACTGTATCGTCGTGAAGGCGCCTGCATACGACATGGCTCCGCTTATCTGGACACCTGAGAAGCTGGAGATTGCCAAGCGTGACCCGCGCATCTACCGCACCGACATCGAGGCGGACTTCGCTGACCCGGAGGAGAACCTCTTCACGGCCACCATGCTCGACGGGGCAACCCGCGAAGGCGCCCTCGTTGTTCCTCCGGAGCCGGGCATCCAGTACACCGCCGCCATCGACCCCGCCACCCGTGGCAACAGCTTCACACTCGTCGTTGCGAGCGGCTCAGGTCGTAAGGAAAAACGTATTATCTTAGCCAAGCAGTGGACTGGAAGCGCGGCAATTCCCTTGCGGCCGGCCGCTGTGCTCGAAGAAATTGCCCACATACTCAAAGCCTATCGAGTCACCGTACTTGATAGCGACCAGTACATGGGCGACGCCATGCGAGACCTGGCCAACAACGTCGGCCTCGTGCTCGTTCCGCATGCGTGGACGTCAACGGAGCGAACAAAGCGCTACCTCACGCTGCGGACCATGTTCGAGCTTGGCGAGGTCGAGCTTCCTCCGGACCCCGTTGTGCGCCAAGACCTGCAGCGCGTCATTCGTCGGTACAACTCGACGGGTGTCATGATCGATCTCGTGAAGTCAAACGACGGCAGGCACGCTGACTACGCCCCCGCGATATGCATGGCGCTCACCCGATGGCACGAACAGCAGCAGTCTGCAGGGCAGCAGCAATTCGAGGAAGGGTATCAGGGCTTTAGTGAGGATGAGAAAAAGATTTGGACTCGTATTGAGAATAATATACGCTCCAAGAACAAGAGATCGTTGAGGTTTTCGCGCGGATAGTTCTTGACTTGAGTGACAATTCTCTGATGATTGGCCGTAATGGCATCCATTTTGGACACGACGGACGCGTGGTGGCTGCTCGGCGGCTCGTCTACGGACCGTGCAGACGCCGTCGTGGGCACGATCAACTCGATCCGCAATGAGACGTCGTACCGGCGTGAGATGTGGCAGCGTGCGGCGGACGTATACGGCACCGATCTCCGTATGTTCGGCATGCCGGCGAAGAGCATCTACGACTCGCGCGTAAGCTTCAACGTCCTGCGAAACGCGCTTCACACAATGCAGGCCAAGTTGGCCCGCACGATGCCGATTCCGAGCGCGCAGACTATCGGCGGCGACTGGATTCAGCGTGATCGTGCAAAGCAGCTCGACCGATTCTTCCAGGGCGCCTTCTATAGCGCCCAGTACCAGAAGACTTTCCCGCAGATTCTCCTCGACGTGCTCGTCTTTGGTACGGCCGCGATCAAGGTGTACTTCTCTGCGGGTAAGCTGCACATCGAGCGCATCCCGATCTTCGACGTTTTGGTCTCCGAGGCCGAGGCGCGATACGGGATGCCCCGCTGCATCTACCACCGATGCTACATGGACCGCTCGGTGGTGCTCGCGACCTTTGGCGAGGACGATGAATCGCTCGAAGGCAGCGCCGCGCAGCGCAAACAGGCCATTCTGACCGCCCCGAAGCCGGCTGACGACGACTCCGTCTACATGAACAGTGGTCGTTTTAGCGACCAGATACTCGTTTACGAGGCTACGCACCTTGCGTCGTCGCGTAATGCAGACGACGGTCGCCGTATCATCGCGTTGCCGACTGGCGTGCTGCAAGTTACGGACTGGAGCCGTAGCGAAAACGCAGCGTTTGCCTTCCTGCGCATCAACGCCATGCTGTCCGGCTTCTACGGACCGTCAATGGCGCTCGAATTGGCTGCGGCGCAGGACGAATACGATCGTTTGTCCGAGAAAATCCAGCTCGCGCACCACTTCATGGGCGGATCGCACATTGCTATCCAGGCTGGCACCCTCGGGAAGACGAAAATCGACAACGATGTCGGAACTTTCTTCGAGTACTCGGGTTCTCCGCCTTCGGTGTTCAATCCGCAGCCTGTCCACCCGGACACGTACTCGTACAAGGATTCTATCGCGCAGAACATGCTGCGATACGAAGGAATCTCTGAGCTTGCGGCTCAGTCTCTACTTCCTGCTGGACTCCGTCAGGCATCCGGGCGTGCCCTGACCGTCTACGACGACATGGAGGATGCCCGCTTTCGCGTTGCGCACGAGGCTGTGCGCCAATTCCATGTGGATATCGGCTGGCTCATCGTCGATGCATGCATGGAAGCGGCCGAGGCCGGTGAAGACATCCAGGTTCTTGCGCCGAGCAAGAAGGCCCTGGAGAAGATCAACTGGTCTGACGTTGCGATGGACCGCGACGACTTCATCCTCGCGTGTGAGCCCGTTAGCGCGCTCTCGATGAGCAAGGCGGCGCGCTTCGCCGAGGTCATCGAGCTAATGGACCGCAAGCTCATCACGTCCAAGGAAGAGGCGTTCTCGCTTCTCGACATCCCGGACGTGGATGCGGCTCGCGACCTGGAGACGGCGGACATTGACGTGGTCGACAAGGCTGTCGCCATGATTCTGCGCGGCTCGAAGTACGTCGCGCCTGATAAGTACCTGAACCTGCCCATGGCATTCGACCGGGCGCGGCGCCACTACAACAAGGCGCGCGTCGAGGGTGTGCCCGAGAAGCGGCTCGTCGTCCTTC